TGGTGACACTTTCTGAAGAGACTGGCGGTAAACGTCAGTTCTGGCTTGAAGCCGACCAGTACCGAGTTGGACGTGGCAAGTATCAATTGCCTCTCCAAGAATTTAATGTTAACATGGCTGGACTTGCACTAGTCAAATCTAATCCAGTTTCTTCCATGCCAATTACTGAACCCATTATGGCTCCTGTTGCAAAAGCAATTGCAAAAATGTCATCCGTTGCACGTATGCAAGAGGGTGCAATTATTCCTAAAGTGAATTCGCTGTATGTTCCTTTTGGATTCTTTGACAACATGAAACGTATTGTTGCATCAAAGAAATTTTATCCAGTATTTGTTTCTGGTCTCTCTGGCAACGGCAAGACTTTTATGGTTGAACAAGCATGTGCCCAATTGAAAGTTGAATGTCTCCGTGTGAATATTTCACCTGAGACTGATGAAGATGATTTGATTGGTGGCTTCCGTTTGATTGATGGAGAGACAAAGTGGTTTGATGGTCCAGTTGTTCAAGCAATGAAGTCTGGTGCTGTTTTGATTCTTGATGAAATTGATCGTGGTTCAAATAAACTAATGTGCTTGCAAGGTGTACTTGAAGGCAAAGGTTTGTTCGTTAAGAAAACTGGTGAATTTGTTGAACCAGTTTCTGGCTTCAATATTATCGCTACTGCAAACACCAAAGGTAAAGGTGATGAGACTGGTCGCTACATGGCGGCAACAATTCTTGATGATGCGTTCCTTGAGCGTTTCCCAATTACAGTTGAACAGGAATATCCTGACACTAAAGTTGAAACTAAGATTTTGACTAAGTTGTTCGCAAGCCTTGGTATCAATGACAAAGAGTTTGCAGAAAATCTTGTGAAGTGGGCTGATATCATTCGTAAAACATTTGAAGAAGGTGCAATTGACGAATTGATTTCCACTCGCCGTTTGTCTCACATTGCCGAAGCATACACTATCTTCAATGATAAGATGGAAGCAATCAAGTACTGTATCAATCGTTTTGATGGTGAAACAAAGACTGCATTTCTTGACTTGTACAGCAAAATTGATGCTGGTATTGATCCGACTGCCGAAGTGAAACCTAATCTAGATGGAGACACCGATCATTAATCCAAACATTTCTTTCTAATCTCCTTGGCACAAGTGAACTGTGCCTTTAGAGGCTACTTGACGTAGCCTCTTTTTTTATATATAATAGTGTAGATTAATTTAACAATATGGAGAAATTATGCAATTTGAAATTGATATTGAAAAACTGAGAACTAAAAAACTGTTTATTGCAACACCGATGTATGGCGGACAATGCCACGGGTCTTACACTAAAGCAATTTCCGACTTAATGGTATTATGCACAAAGTATGGTATTGAAGCTAAATTGTTTTTTATATTTAATGAGTCATTAGTGCAACGTGCTAGAAATTATTTGACAGATGAATTTGTGCGTAGTGGTTATGACTTAATGCTGTTTATTGATAGTGACATTCATTTTGAAGCACAGGACATTTTTGTTATGATGCATCATGCAATTGAACGTGATGATATGGATGTCATTTGTGGACCATATCCAAAAAAAGCAATTTCTTGGGAAAAAATTAAATCGGCAGTAGACAAAGGCTTTGCAGACGAAAATCCAAATCAATTGGAAGAGTTTGTTGGTGACTTTGTTTTTAATCCAACAGATAATCAAAATTCATTCCGAGTTGATGAGCCAGTTGAAGTGAAAGAATCTGGAACTGGATTTATGATGATTAAACGTAGCGCATTAGAGAAATTTGATAAAGCATTTCCAATGCAAAGCTACAAACCGGATCACGCACGTACAGTAAACTTTGATGGTAGCAGAGAAATTATGGCATACTTTGATTGTGTTATTTGTCCAGACACAAAACGATATCTTTCTGAAGACTATATGTTCTGTCAATGGATGCGTAAAGCTGGTGGAAAGATTTGGTTACTTCCATGGTTGCGTTTGAAACATGCAGGTAGTTATATCTTTGGTGGTTCGTTAGCCGCATTAGCCGCCATCAATGCGTCTCCAACAGCGGGCAATAATGTTCCAAAGAAAGATAACGCCTTAAAATGATTGACTATCGTTATAATGAAGATAAGACTTTGTGGGAGCTGAAGTCTTACATTGATTCAACATACGAACAACATTATTCCCGTGACAAATTTCAAGCAACAGAATTCATCATTGATGGTGGACATGGTGAAGGATTCTGTATTGGAAACGTGCTGAAATATGCACAAAGGTATGGCAAGAAAGATGGAAGAAATCGTAAAGACTTGCTAAAAATTTTACACTATGCTATAATCATGCTACACGTACATGACTTGAATGAAGGAAAACAAAATGAAATTAAGTGAATCGACAATTAACGTTCTTAAAAACTTTGCAACCATTAATGCTGGTATGCAATTCAAAGAAGGCTCTGTAGTACGAACTATCTCCAAAGGACAGAACGTACTCGGTAAAGCTACAGTAACAGAAAACTTTGAGAAAGATTTTGTCATCTATGACCTGAATCGATTTCTTTCTCTTTGCAGTTCTCTAACTGATCCTGAGATTGTTATCAATACTGATGCAAATAATCTTACAGTTAAATCTGGCACATCCAAAACTACATACGGACTTGCAGATGAATCTATGATTGTAGCACCGCCTGCAAAAGAGTTAAAGATTGAAAACTCCGAAGTGAATTTTAGACTGACAAAAGACGATATGAATCAAGTATTGAAGTTGTCTGGTATCTTGGGTCTTCCAAACATTGCTGTTGTTGGTGATGGTGAAAGTGTTTCTATCTCTGCACTAGATGTTAAAAATAATGAGTCTGATAACTTCTCAATCAGAGTTGGTGAAACTTCATCTAATTTCAAAATGATTTTCAATACAGAAAATCTCAAGATGGTTCCTGGTAATTATGATGTTGCAATTTCATCTAAAGGCATCTCACACTTCAAACATGTGACTGACCAAATTGAATATTGGATTGCTACTGAAGCTGGCTCTAAGTACGAAGGTTAATATAATGAGTAACGTGATTGTTCCGTCTTCTCCAGAAGACCGCAAAAAGATTCTGGATGCACTTGTCGAAATTTCAAACTCACTCACTCGCATTGAAGCAGAACGTGATTTAATTAAAGACATTCTTACTAGCGTAGAAGATAAATTTGAGTTGCCTAAAAAGTACACTCGCAAACTTGCAAAGATTTATCATAAACAAAACTTCACCGAAGTTCAACAAGAACAAGATGACGTTGAGTCTCTTTATGAGAGTGTGGCTAAGTAACACTCGCTTGCATTCTAACATGCAATGTGTTAGAATATATTTTTATGTTATGATAAGGTGAACACATGCTACAAGATTTCTTGTGGGTCGAAAAGTATCGACCAAAAACTGTTGAAGATACAATTCTTCCAGCAGACTTAAAGGCTACGTTCCAACAATTCGTTGAGCAAAAGAACGTACCCAATCTAATTCTTACAGGCGGTCCTGGTGTAGGTAAAACTACTATCGCAAAGGCTATGCTTGACGAACTTGGATGTAATTATATTGTTATCAATGGATCAATGAACGGCAACATTGATACACTACGCAATGAAATTAAAAACTTTGCATCAACCGTTTCCTTTTCTGGTGGAAGAAAATATGTCATACTTGATGAGGCTGATTACCTTAACCCTCAATCTACTCAACCCGCACTCAGGAACTTCATGGAAGAGTTTTCTGCTAACTGTGGTTTTATCCTTACTTGCAACTTTCTTAATCGTATCATCGCCCCACTTCACAGCCGATGTTCTGTTGTACAATTTAAGATAAACAATTCAGACAAGCCAAAACTTGCTGGTCGTTTTATGAAACGTATGACTGGCATTCTACAAAAAGAAAATGTAGAATTTGAAGAGAAGGTTGTTGCTGAACTTATTATGAAACACTTTCCTGATTGGAGGCGTGTTCTTAATGAATTGCAACGCTACTCTGCTACAGGTAAGATTGATACTGGAATTCTAGCAAATATCTCAAGTGACAATTTCAAGACATTAGTTGAAAGATTGAAAGCAAAAGACTTCACAGGTATGCGTAAGTGGGTTGCAGATAATCTAGACAATGAACCATCAGTACTATTCAAAAGAATTTTTGATAACAGCAACGAATGCTTGAAGCCTGATTCTGTTCCACGCATAGTTCTATTGCTTGCGGATTATCAATACAAGTCTGCATTTGTGGTAGATCAAGAAATTAACTTTGTCGCTTTCTTGACTGAAGTGATGGTTGACTGTGAATTCAAATGACACCGTTTGACTACCTAAACGCTATCAATCAATCAAAAGAAAACATGATGGTTGGTACCGACAATGATGACTTAGCCGAAAAAACGTACAATGCGTACATCGTTAATAAAGGACTATCTTACTTTTCAGACACAATCTTATATGCAAATGAGATGAACAGCCGTCATCTTTTAGACAACAAACCACAATTTCTCTATTTACTAAATACCATCAGACCACGAAAAAGGTTCAGCAAATGGTTTAAAAATGAAGTATTAGAGGATATTAATGTGATTTCAGAATATTTTGGCTATAGTTATACTAAAGCTAAACAAGTACATAATCTCATAACCTCCGACCAACTTAAAATCATGCGACAAAAACTAGAAAAAGGTGGATTGAAGTCTAAGGAGAAAAAAAATGGCGGTGAACATTGAAGATTTATTGGAAATAAAATTAAAACAAGAGGATGATTTTTTAAAAGTAAAAGAAACATTGACACGTATTGGAGTTGCATCCCGAAAGGATAAAACGTTATATCAATCATGTCATATTTTACACAAAAAAGGAAAATACTACATTGTACATTTTAAAGAATTGTTTGCATTAGATGGCAAACCAACTGATTTTGAAGAAAACGATTTAGCAAGACGTAATACTATAGGTAAACTATTGGCTGAATGGGGTTTAATTGAAATTGTTCCTAAGGCAACAAATATCGAACAGCCTATAGCACCATTGTCTCAGATCAAAATTATATCTTACAAAGAAAAAGACGAATGGCTTTTAACTGCTAAATATAATATCGGAAGCAAAAAAAGAGAAATAGAATAAAATGGAAGAACTAGTACAATCACTCAAAGTATCTTTGGCGAATCACTATGCATTTTATTTGAAGGCACATTACTACCATTGGAACGTAACTGGTCCTAACTTTCCGCAGTATCACGATTTCTTAGAAA